TATTATAAATAGTACCCGCTTTAATCGGGCCTGAAAAAGTTGTTGTGCCCATTGTAAACCTCCTTGGTTATATAGACCTTCGCTATGCAGTCTCTATACTGTCTCCTAGTGCGTCTGCATAACTAAAATTAAAATACTAGGTGAGTAATTTATAAAACAAAAAAGGCGGTCTTGCAACCGCCTTTTTGCTTGGGAGGATCCAGTTAAATTATGAACCTTGTGATCCAAACACACATCTAGGATCTGACCATCCAAAGCTGTATCTCTCACGTGCTTTGTATCTCATATTTCCTGTGTCAAAGTCGCCTTCCATGCCTGTGGAAAGCGCCGCTCTAGTGAAGTGTTTTAATCCATTAGGGCAATCGGTTTTAATGAACCATGCATCAATGTCGGTTAAATAGTGGTTTACTGTATAACCGTCTGGGAGAATTCCCATGTTTTTGATTGCATTAATATCGTTATCCGCAGTTCCGACTCTAAGAGTGGAATTAAGAAGACGATCAGCCACAAATTGCGTGTTGACAGGAATAAATAATTTTCTTGCCTTCATCGCGACTTTTAAGCCTCGTTCATCAATAAACCCAGCAATGGAAATCATTGCTGACTCTAATGAGGTTTCGTTAAGGTCTGCATTAGTTGAACTTATATTTGACCAGGTGCCTCCCAATGCTGTTGGATGAGTAGCGTGTACAAGTGAAACACCATCTCCTCCAGCAGTTGAGAATGCATTGTTCAAAATATTCGCACCCTTAACTTGTTTAGTGTAAGCCATTGACCTAGCCAATGACTTTGTATATCGAGCTGATAAAGTGTCGTATAAGTTATCTTCAACGGCTTCCTCAGTTAAACTAAATGCTAAAGCAATAGTTTCGTGAGTGTATCTTGCAGTGAAAGATTCTTGTGCAGTATCGAAACCGACACCCGCACCTTCCGCTTTCACGGCAGCTTGGCCGAATCCAACTAACATTACTTCTTCTTCAAAAGCTCTGTCGCTTGATTCTTGTTCAAAGATCTCTGCTGCTTCGTTTTCGTAACGAGCATATTCCATGCCGAACAGTGCGTTCAGACCAGGTTCGAGTTCTTTGGCAAGTTGAGCTCTATTAATAGCCATATGTCAAATCTCCTTATTCCTAGCCTACACTGAGTACGGTAGGTATAGCTTGTACGTTCAACCTAACAATCGCTAATCGACCGGCAGCGGTTTTATCCGAATTGCCAGGAGAATCCTCGAAACCGAGTATTCTCAAGTTAAGTGTAGCAGTTACATCTGCGGAACTAACGTCGAGTTCTCCATAAGAAACACCAGTAGTGGTGCTCCCTGTAGTCGAAGTCACGAAGTTAGCGTTTGCGAAAACAAGACCATCAGCGGCAGCAGCATCGCAGTTAATTAAATACAATGCATAGGGGTCGTCAACAATGGACGCTTTACAAGCTGTGCTTGATTTCAAGCTAGCAGTTCCTGGATAGTAGTTAGACCATACAGGTTTGCCAGTGAGATCAGTATATTCACATCCTACAAAGACACCAAGGTTGGCAACAGTACCACCAGCGGCAGCCCCAGCATAACTAATCATTCCCGTGTTTAACGGAATAACTGGTTGACCATAGTAAATAGCGTTAGCTACCCCCGTGATCGACGCAGTTTGAATAGAATACGAGCCTACACCCTGGTTGTTATAGTTGCCCCCGACTTGTCGGTATGGGCGTAGCCCAAATTTAGCATCTATATTTGCCATGATATGTCTCCTTTTACTTAGACATTACGAAGAAGACACACAACCTTACTCATTAAGATTTTTTGCCTCCTCCAAACGTTACTCTACTTTGCCTTTCCTTGTGGATTGGCATTGAGGGGTGCTCATCCTTGTGCAAATCATGATCAATAGACGTCATCTGATCGCTGCTTTGGCGCTGGAAGTAAGCGTCTCTGTCTTCCTTAACCTCGATCGGACATCGCATTAATAATAATCCTCCGAATCCTATTACACCATCATATTGGCCGCCACTAATGACAGCTAAATCGGGCCTGTCTGAGTATTCATCGGCACGTACGAATTCATATCCAGAGCGCAGTCTTGAAATGACATTTTTGTCGTCATTTTGACCACGAAATTCAGACCTTACCCACCTATGATGAAAACCATCTTTCGGGGGCGGTGCCTCTAGGCTAGAGGGAGGAACCCATCCTCTTTCACGAGCAACCTTCTCGCGGGTTTCAGTATTGCGTGACGTTTTTTTAATCTTAGTAGTTTTCATTTACGCCTCCTTCACGTGTTTGGCATATTCCTCTAAGGGCACACCGAGTTTCTTTGAAATTGCTACCTGTGAAGGTGTGAGTCTCACAGTGCGGCGTCCAGTGGACGATGTTCGTATAGCCGACGCAACTTTTTGAGTCGGTTTTCTATCCTCAGTTACCTGAGAAGAAAATCTTTGATTTAATCGGTTATCCACCTCAGTATAGTACTCTTCTGAGGTCGCGTCAAACCCTTCTTCAACCAATTCCTCATGAATTCCCATTGCGGCATAAGTTTTAACCTTATCCTGACCAAACCATTTATTAGTCTTGGCCCAGGAAACTGCCTTGGGATCAACTGGAGGAAGTTCTCTTTGTTGAGGTTTTCCGCCCGTTGATAATTCAGCAGGCATAGCTTCCCCTTCAATTGGTTTGTCTTTTAATTGTTCTCTTTTTTGTTTTGAAAGATTTATTCTTTCCTTTTCAATTACCAAACGAGAAAGTTCTTGTTGCGCTTCCACCTGCTTTTCAACATCCTGCGCTTTAAGTGCAGCTTCAAGAGCTCTTTTAGCAAAGGCTTCTTGAGTATTGACTTTTTCTTCCGCATTTCTTAAAAATGTATCATCCTTAAGAGCACTTGTTGAAAGGGCTTGTTTGTACTTTTCATTAACATTTTTTGCGTATACAATCGCTGCTTCTTCACGCCTTTCTGCTTCTCGCATTTTCTTGGTTAGTTTATCAATTCTTTTTTTAACTCCCGCACTATACTCTTCTAATTCTTCTGTTGGAGTTTCAGCAGATTTTTCTTCTACCACTTCGGTAATAACAGCGTCTTTTACCTCCACTTCATTTTCGGGAGTCGAACTTTCTTCTTTTATTTCAACATCGACAGAATTTCCTGATGTATCCAATGGTATCATCTTTTCAGATTCTGATTTTATTGTTACTTTTTCTTGCATGGTCTTCTCCACGTTATATTAAGGTTGCTGGCAATATATCTCGCGGATGATCAATGGTTGCCAGTATTTCATCATCATTGATTATCCGTAATTCACCGCCTTCAATTGAAATACGCGAACCTGCGTACTTGGCGATGATCACCCAATCACCCTCTTTACACCAAGGGCCGTTTGGAAACCGTTCTTTGTCTTTGTAGGCATCTGTTCCTACTTTTAAAACTTTACATATGTTTGTTGTAACTTGAGCCTGCTCTATTGTGTCATCCGTTAAATGCAATCCCGCTTTTGTTTTTGATTTAAGAGTTAAGGGTAAAATAACAAGGCGAAAACCTGTTGGGTGGGGAATTTTTTCTACTTCTTTTTTCTCCCTCACCTTTCGTTTTGTATCCAAAACGTGCTGAGGCACCAATAGTTTATTCATCATCTAGCTCCTGTTTTTTGAGCAGGTCCGTGAGTTCCTGTTCCGCTTCTTGCAAAGCGTGTAATTTCCCGGTCAAGTATCTATACTCTTCCCAATCTTTTACACCTGTTGTTATAGCCTCTTTTGTTTGTTCTTGTCTAGCCTTAAGTTGTTTTTTGAAATGTGTGAATAAATTCTCTAGGAGCATGACTTCATAGTTTCTGAAAGTTCACCACATCTATTTGGCGTCTGTTTATACCAGCGCGAGTCAAGCATCTGGACATGAGCCTCGAAATAATTAGGTGGACTTTCTTGCAGGGCGGACCACATATTTTTGAACTTGGAAACCCCTGTTTTTCCAAGCTGATATACCATTTCTATAATGACTTCCCTAGCTTTATCAGCAATCTTTGTTTTAATGAGATCATCTGCATCGTTCATGGCACTTTTTAAATCTTTTTGGAATACTTCCTCGAGTTCTTCTTTGCTGTATTCTACACCCTCCTTGAAGTGATCATCGGGCGTGATGAGATGGCCCCATCCTATCGTTTTTTTGGAAAGACTGTCCAAATAAATTTTTGAAACGAAG